GTTCGCACCTTCAAAGAAGTAATTTTTCTTCTTTATTCGGAATGGAAAAGAGGGACCTTTGTGTCCCTCTTTTTGCTATTGACTATGCGCCTGTGATAATATATAATGAAGCCATCAAGTAGGAGATCGTTATGTATAAGATTGAAGTAAGTGACAACACCGTTGACATGATCTTTCGAGATATCCTTGTCGAAGATTATATCCGTCTTTGTCAGGATATCAAGGATCTTGAACATCGGTATCTTGAGGCTTGGGAGATCGAAGACCTTGAGAATAACAAGAAATACAAGAAAGCCTTCAAAACTATCTTGCGTTATTACCTCACACACGACGAAGCGAATGAACTCATCGAAAGGATGAAGAAGCAATGATGGATCGTTACACTCTTAAAGAAACTCTTGTTAGTGGTATTGCCACAGTCACGTTTGAAAAGGCCGACGGCTCTTTGCGTGAGATGCGTTGCACACTACAACCAACATATCTGCCTCAGCCACAGTTGCTTCAAGAAGGTGCAATACCTCGCAAAGAAAACCTTGATGTTCTTGCTGTATGGGACATTGATGCTGGCGGCTGGCGTTCGTTCCGAATGGATTCAATCAAGAGCATTGTGGTGGGATAATGTCTGATACAATTACACAGTTGAATCCTCCAATCCCTCTGATGACACCAAAAGGCCGTGCGATGGCCCATTTCATTATTGACTATGGTGTTGAAAACGATCTGATGTGGGTTTGCTTTCAAGATGATACAGGTGAATGTTGGACATGGGAGAACGCCTACATTCGTGCAAGAGTAAATGCCACAATCGGTCGTAAGAAGATGAGTAAGATCAATGTTAATCAGTAAGCGATGGACAATTGAATATATTGGTTGGAAAGGTTCGCTGTTCATTTGGAATGATTTTCGTTTGAATGGCGCTGGATCTATGTATGGTTATTCTCCATATAATTGTTGGAGACTTGGCCCTGTTATCGTAAAGAGGTACAAGTGATGAACAAACTTGTTAAGAAACTCAGATATCTTGGAACACACGCCTCATATGAACCACATATGTATCTTATTGCCGCCGAGAGAATTATCGTATTAGAATTTATTGTTTTTGTTCTAACGTTTAGTCTCTTTTTAGCCGTACTTATAATCATGAAAATGGCAGGAAGTATCTAATGAGTGCAGACAACGGAATTTTTATTCTTGAAACCGCAGGCCCAGAGTTCCGTGTAGCATACGGTCAAGGTATAGATAATATTTACGGAAAGTTTAATGATGACACTCTTCACTGGGAAGGTGATGTTGACAGCATGATTGACTTCTTCGGAACAAGTACCGTATATAAAAGGATCGAAGATGCTCTTGACGAGGCTGAACGTATGAGCTATAATCATGAATATCTCGAATACGGAATCTGTGTCATTCCAGACTTTAAGGAAATGAAGTTTGGAGCGATCTACGACTGAAAGGAAATCTTGTGGCAAAGCGTCTCGCAAAACTCGAAGACGAAAAGTATATGGGTCCAGAACCTATATTGGAAGAAGGCTGCACGGACTCTGATCTGGCCAAAGCCTTTAACTGGTACAATTATGTTTGTGATAATTCCCAAGCCAAAGATTTTGTTATTGAGTATCTGAAGCGTATCAAATATAACAAAGATGATATCAAGAAGATTAGCCGTGCCAAGATGAACAACAGCACAGGCTGGATGGCTCGTATTCTGACCAACGGTGGTTCCCTGCCTGAAGGTTATGGTGAACGTATGGGTGCATCTATCAAAGCGGCTCTTGCGTCTGTCGAAACTATCGTCGAAGAAGACGAAGAAGATCCTGCACCTGTCAAGAATGTAATCTCTATTCAAGAACGCATCGCTAACAAGACAGCCGATCTTATCGGTGATCTCGAACAGCAGATTGACGTTTTCATTCTTCAAGGTAAAAACTCATTTAACATCGGCAACTGGCTTCGTGATAAGAACGTAAAGCCTGCTATCGCACAGAGCATTGCCGATTACTACAAGCCGCTTTATGCAGAACTCTTCGATGCCTATGAAGGCAAAGACGAAGAGTTGAAAGAAGCGTATAGTCACCTTAAAAAGATCCAACTCAAGAACTATATGGAATTTGTGCGTAGCATTGTGGCCGCATCTGAGGTTCGTGCCACTGTTGAGAAGGCGGCTCGCAAACCTCGCAAGAAGAAAGAAAAGCCGATCACTGTCATTGTTGGCAAGATGAAGTATCTTGCAGAAGACAAAGAAAGCGGCCTGAAGAGCGTTAAGCCTACTGATGTGGTTGGTGCTCAACAACTCTGGGTCTATAACGTCAAGTATCGTAATCTGTCGGTCTATAATGCGATGAGCCATGCTGGTTTGTCCGTGAAAGGCACCACGATTACTGGCTATGATGAAAAGACTTCGGTGACCAAGAAGTTGCGTAAGCCTGAGGTCGCACTCAAGACTGTTCTTGATGGTGGTAAGGTGATCTTGCGTAAAGCGATGGACAATATCAAATGTAAGCCTAAGGCCGCAAACGGCCGTATAAATAATGAAACCATCCTTTTGAAAGTTGTGAAATGAGCAAGATCGTAGAATTTCCAAAACATAAGATCGTCCGCGAAATACCAACAAACGAAGGTGCTGTAGAACAGGCCAAGATAAAAGGTAAAATTAATTATGCGGAAAACATCGTAGAGGATCTGGTTGATATCATAGTCGAAGAACTTGAGAACCAGGGAATTGATGTTGAGAATGAATTTTTCCTCCGAGACTTTAGTTTAACGGTCGATGCTTTGAGAGCCACACTTTACCGTCAATTTAACGTTGAACATGGGCTTCACAACTTCATTGATGAGAATGTGAAGATAGTTGACAAGAAAACGGGTAAGGTAATAGAATTGCCTAAAGACCCTACTGACGTTGACAACGAAGACTGACTGCTATATAATAAGTATAGCAATAAGGAAACATTATGATTTTGATCGACCTAAACCAGGTTCTTATCTCGAACCTGATGCAACAAATCGGTGGTAATCCTAACGTAAAGTTAGACGAAGCCCTCATCCGCCACATGGTTCTCAACTCTCTCCGTTCGTATGCCAAACAATTCAAGTCCAAGTATGGTGAGATTGTGGTGGCCTGTGATTCCAAGAAGTACTGGCGCCGTGAAGTTTTTCCCTTCTATAAGGCCCATCGTAAGTCTGACCGTGAAAAATCGGCCTTCGACTGGCATCTGATCTTTGATACCCTGAACAAGATCCGTGACGAACTGAAAGAAAACTTTCCGTACAAGGTTCTTGAGGTCGAAGGAGCTGAGGCTGACGATATCATCGCGGTCTTGGCTGGTCGATTGTCGCCGACCGAAGACATTCTCATTTTGTCGTCGGACAAAGACTTTGTACAGCTCCAGAAATACCCTAATGTGGCTCAATATAGCCCCATCCTGAAGCGGTTCGTCAAGACCGAGAACCCCCAAGAATATATCAAGGAGCATATCATTCGTGGTGACCGTGGAGACGGTATTCCTAACTTCTTGTCTCCTGATAACGTTTTCGTGTTGGGTGAGCGTCAGAAGGTTATCTCCAAGAAGAAACTTCAAGAATGGATAAATAAGAGTGCAGAAGACTTCTGTACCACGGATACCATGCTCCGAGGCTACAAGCGAAACCAGATGCTTGTGGACTTAGACTTCGTTCCTGAAGCAATTAAGGAACGTATTGTAGAAGCCTATAATCAGCCCAAGGCTGGTACAAGACAGAAGATGTTGAACTATTTTATTACTAACCGACTCAAGAACCTTCTTGAAGTCATTGATGAGTTCTGATATGAAAAATCTATATGAAATTTTTGACGAGTTCGAGGCCGCACCATCCCGTCAGGGTCGGATTGAGGTTCTCCGTAATAATGCTGGTTACGCATTGCGAGAGGTTTTGCGCGGTGCTTTTCATCCTAATATCAAGTTTGTTATTGATAAGGTACCGTACTACAAGCCCTCCGATGCTCCGCCTGGATTAGGTTATACCTCAATCCACCAGGAACTCGGCAGGGCTTATTTGTTTGAAGAGGATAATCCTAAGGTATCACCAAATCTATCCTATCAAAGAAAAGAACAGGTCTTGATCCAGATACTTGAGGCCCTCGAAAAACGTGAAGCAGAAATCTATATGAATATGCTTTTGAAGAACCTGAAGATTAAAGGTTTGGATTCTAAGATTGTACGAGAAGCGTTTCCCGATTTACTCTAACCCGTGAAATCTACATTATGCTCCTTAGGGAGTATGGATGAAGAAAAGAAAAGTATCGAAGTTACAAAAGTTATTAAACAGTAAAGAAGATACTACCTATGAGACAACTCTTGAGGATTGTCAAAAGTGGTTTCGCATACTCAATAAAGAAATATTCGACAGCAAACTACCTCCTGTCGATGACATTGATATACGATGGCGCAGAAACACATATGCGTTTTATTATTATGAAATAGATACAGATGATCCCAACTACATGGTATGTAAACTCTGCATGAACAAGCGATATAAATCTAAAAAGTTTTTCGTAGAAGTTTTGGCTCATGAAATGGTACATCACTATCAATTCATGTACGATGAACCTGTGAGCCACGGCCAATCTTTCACCGCATGGTGTGAGAAGTTTAACAAGAAAGGGCTAAACCTAGTCAGGGCATATGCAGATGAAGACTAAGCGAACAAACAACGACTATGATGATTTTGATTATGAACCCTATGAAGAACGCAAAGGTAGAATAAAGAAAGTGGACTCCGAGCATCACAAGCGCCGTGAGATCCGCAACTGGAAGAAAGCATGGGTCGAACACTCGGACGAGGCTGACGAGATGGATGACTTCTATGCAAAACCAGTGCCTCGCAAGTAGTGTGGCATTTTTGTCACATTAGACTAAAGTATTAGTCTTTCCCTGCCACTTTTTGGTTGACCTTTTCGGTCGACTCCTGTATAACGGAGTCAAGATTGATGAAGGAGACTAAAGCATGGCTATTACCCTCACGAAGTCCACCTATACCGCGGATTCAAAGTATGTAACAGAAGATGTTACAGTCGGAGTCGGCGCCACCCTCAAGTCTTGGCAGGGTTCGATCCAGGTCATGTCTGACGTATGGGAGACCACCACATACGCCACCTATTGGGACGAAGCTCTGGGGCGTCTCCAGACCGTCGAATGGGTCAAGGCCGCCACGGTCGATGCGACCCCCGAGGTGCTCGAAAAAGTCAAGTCCTTTTTGTATCAGGTCGAGTTACAAACCGCGGTTGCTCAGGCCACGAACGAGGCCTATCGTATCGTCAAGGGCTCGGTGGTCAAGGTGACCAAGGGTCGGAACGGTAAGGGAACGGTCGGTAAGGTGGCCGTCATGATTGAGCGACCCTACCAGATGGGCTGGAAGTCTAGCATGGCCACCAAGCTCGGGATCGCGACCTCCGATGAGAAGGTCAAGGTCGCTGCGGCTAACGGTAAGGTTTACGAAAATTACAAAGATGTTACATGGGCTTGGGCGATGAACTGCGAACTGGTCGAAGTCCCGTCCATTAACATGCAGGAAGCTCAGGAAAGGGCGGAGAATGGTGCGGCGTGGAAATTCAAAGACCTCTATCGTGCGGCGTAACCCTGTCGCCAAGGCGCTTCGGAATGGCGCCCTCCGACCTCGGATTGTCGTGTCCAAGCGTATCTATAAACGTTACAAATGTAACAAGCTTAGTTACACTCAGGATGTGTGACATTCCTGCAACATTAGACTAAAGTATTAGAAGATTTCTGCCGATTTATGGTTGACCCTCTCCACCGTTCCTTTATAGTCAGTCCGTAATCAGTTAGGAGATGTTGTATGACGTATGCCCGTGCCCGTAAGACTGTCCCTGTCCAGCCCTTGCTGGACTACGCAAACAACTTCCTTGCTGCTAAGGGCGGTACGCCTGAAGCTCGCAAGGCTGTCATCGGCTTTATTGAGTCCGTGCTTTTCAAGGCTGACAGGTATCGTGGCTTCACCTACCTGACCCAAGATCAGTTGGATGCCGATGACCTTCCTGGCATTCGCTGGATCGAACGGGTGCCTGGTATGGTCGGTGATCCGTGGTTCGAGAAGTCTGACGATACTCGCCGCAACTACAAGTGAAGATAAAATGGGTATTATGAAAGACTTCCTCATGACGGTAGAAGAATTGGTCTATGACGCTATTGAGGCGGGCGCCAAGACTGACGAAGATGTTTACGCCTTTGTAACCATGCGAACTGGCCGCGAGGTCGTGACCCTTGAAACTATCAAGCAAATCACAAAAAAGTTTGCAAATGAATGGATGTGACGGTTGCCATCGGCTCCGTTCCTGCTATAATTCTCGTATTGTAACACACACAGAAAGGACACAATATGCCTATCGTTGCTGCTTCTAATGGTATCCGCCCTGAGATCCGCGCCCTTGCGGTTCTCAAGCTTAACAAGACTGTTACGCCTAAAGAAATCAATGACTATGTTGGTACTGGCGACTATGCCGCCAAGTACGTTTCGTTCCTGAATACCCGCTACGGCTTCACCATCACTGCTCAGAAAGATGGTCGCCGTGTCGTGTCTTACACTTGCATCGCCGAGCCGGCCAATGCTGCTGATCTTCGTGCTGCAAAGCCTAAGACTAAGACTGCAAAGCCCACCAAGCAGGTTGCAGATCCGGTGGCCGCAAAGCAGAACAAACTCAAGCCTGCGACTCCTGAACAGATCAAGGCCCTCAATCTCGCAAAGATGAAGGCGGTCTCCGCAAAACAGAGTGGCAAGAAGATCGTGGCTAAGGCTGCGGCTAAGAAGATCAAGGTCGACCCTGTTGAACAGGCCCTTGGCTCTACTGGTGAAGTTGCCACCTCTTTCACCGTTGATGCTGGTTGGGACTCCATGGAAAATGTGAATGTGAAGGACTTCCTTCGCTAATCGGTTCAAACCAAACTTGGCGGGGTCAAAAGCCCCGCTTTTTTTATAGGACAAAAGCGATGACTGATAGTCCAGAAGAAGAAGCATCATTAGATGCAGATGTCAAAGCATATCGTGATGATTATATCAAAGAATTAGAAACGGCGCTTCGACAATGCCACACTGCACTGGAAGTGGCTTTTGATTATGATGACGGCGATGTTTTCGGTATTCACCACAATGATGCTGTTGATGCCATCATAGCCGCTAAAAATCTGCTGGGAGAAAAGTGATGTTGAAGAGAATGCACGAACTGTTTGAAGAGTACCGTGAAGAACATGGTATCATCACCGCAAGGAAGATGGCTAAGAAAGAATGCCTTGATGAATTGATTGATGAACTCTGCGAAGAGAATTTGACAACCACAGAAAAGGTTGATAAGATTATCGAAGTACTCGAACTCATGAATATGAAGGTCGATTAATGAACATCTTCTACATCGACAAAAGCCCCGCCAAATGCGCCGAGCAAATGGTCGACAAGCACGTTGTCAAGATGATCCTTGAGACGGCGCAACTCTTGTCAACCGCTCATCGCCTTCTTGACGGTGAAGAGTATGTTGGTCAGACCGCAACAGGCCGCAAAGCAAAACGTTGGCGATTGAATGATGAACGTGAGACCATTCTTTATTCGGCTACACATATCAATCATCCTTCTGCGGTGTGGTGCCGTCAATCTAACAACAACTACAACTGGCTCTTCGCACACTTTCTCTCATTGCTGAACGAATACACCTATCGTTATGGTAAACGACATAAGTGTAGTGATCCGGCTTTCGTTGATGCTCTTCGTCAGACACCACGCAACATACCTGTTGGTTATTTTACACCTGTCACACCAGCAATGGCTGAACAATATATCGTTTCAGATGACAGTGTGACCAACTATCGCAACTATTACCGTCAAGGCAAG